CCAAATTGCCGGAGACTCATTCTTACCACTGCCGATAAACAGGAAGGAATCACTTGCATCTACAGCAGTGAACGCCGCGCTTATGCCTTTCTGGATAAATAACCCGGTACGCTGAAAAGGAAAATCAGCCCCGCCTATGTTCTGGAATGCCTCAAGTGTTTGAGTGCCGCCGATAAATAATTGATTGCGGAACACAATAGGCGCAACCGTAGCGTCCGGGCTTGCCTCTGCTGTGCCAAAGTCTAAAGCGTTATAGCTTAACCCATCGTTTAGGCCGGAGATAATAAACTTTTTGCTGTTCGTGGTAAATACGAAATAGCCGTCAATAAATACGCAGTGCTGTGGATTGCCACTAGCAGTAAAGTCAGTATCTGTGATCTCGGTTAACGTATCGGGGGACGCTGTGAATATGTAACCCTTGCCGCCTGGGTTAAGTATTAACAGTTGAGTGCCGTTATCAGCCATTGATACCCGGCCAGTTCCCTCGATAGCGCCTAGACTCACAACAGCAAACGATTCGATATTATCCACGACTGCACGATCAAGCCGGTATAAGTCGCCACCGTTAACAAAGTAAGGGATGCCGTCTAGCTCCCACGCGCCCCTATTAACTTGGTTTAAGACGCCTGATGTTGCCAGCTCAATAGATCCCGGAGTACCGGCTAAAGTCTCGCTGCTAAGTGCTGGGGCTTGCTCGACAACTGGATACCAGTTTGTACATTCCTGCGCTGATACCGGCAAAGAATCAGATTGGTAAAACCCGTTTGCGATGGGTAAAACGACAACAGGCATCAGTTCATCCTCAAAACCGCGCTAGATACTAATATGTTGGCCGAGCCATCGTTGTTCTCGACGAATATCTCAACATAATCCGATAGGTTAAAGTCAAACTGCCAAGGTAGTGTAATTGACGCCGGAGAGCCTGAACTTGCCGAGGCACTACGCTTTGATCCTGCCACTATTGAACCGTTAAGCGCGATGTAAGCAGACAGGGCTATATTACTACCGCTTGACGGCTCCACTGACACGGAGGCTGTCATGGGTATTTTGCCGCCCTCGTAAAGATCAAACGTTACACGACCCACTGTTGTACCTGTCATCCTGCTAGACATCTCGACAACCCACGTTCCAGCTACCAATACTGCATTAGAACCATCTGTGCTAGACGCCGATATAGTCGTTGCTGTGGCGTTACCCTGCATTGAGAGCAAAGCGTCAGTTCTAGTATCGGGGAAGTTGTTATTGTGGAAGAACAACCACCCGGTATCATCAATACTAATGCCGGACACCGGAGCACCAGCGCCCGTTATAACACCGGATAAAACGCGACCAGCGCCGCCTGTCAGTATGTTTCCTGAGCTTGCCATGCCGCTCAAGCCAACAGCACCAGCGCCAATGACCGCGACAATAGTCTCTGAGGCAAAGAACGCAAAGGTGGCAGTGCCTAAGCCATACATTGAACCGCTGTTTACCGTCATTAAGCCAGTGTTGTGGCCAAACGCACCAAACGATCCACTGAATGCTATGCCGTCAGTATTTGCCAAGGTACAAGCAACAAAGGTTAATCTAATTGCTGTGCCGCTTGTTGATGTAAATTGGCCTATCTTGTCGCACTCGGTAATAGAAAGGTTCTGCAAGCGGACAATCTCGCCAGCATTTGACCCGTTCCACACTCGACCGCTAGGTGCGTAAAGCCTTAGATTACTGATACCGATATTCGCATTCACCCAGCTTATACAGTCGCCTGTGCCACTATAGGATAGCGTGATTGTTAATAAGCCAGTGCCGAGCAATGACGTATTGTCATTCATCACCAGCCTGTTTGTGCCTAGATCAATATCGTTAGCGAGTAAGTAATTCGTATCAGCTAACAGGGTAATGACGCTCGATAAGGCATCGGGGAAGTCTGAAAGCTGGTTGATCAATACAGTCTTTGTGCTGGCCGCTACCGTTGATGATGTAATAACAATAGTATCGTCAACACTAGATACCGCAATGCCCGTACCGGCTACTACACTACGCATGGTGGGGGATAATAGAGAAGGGTTAGATAGAAGCTGTACGCCAGCCGTATCTATCCCAAAATTATGCTCAATAGTAACGCCGTTTTGTGCGCTGATCGACGCCTTAACACCAGGCCCGTTTTCAAGGTTACGGATATTATTAACCGATGACTGGGTATCGAGTACCGGAGTGCCAACAGGGCTGCCAGCTTGGACAATTGACCCCGTGACACTTAGTGCTGAAAGGTAATCGGATAGTGCTATTTTATAGTTCGCCCCACCCGATACAAAGTCTATCGTCGCATCACTTGGCAGGCTTGTAAGTGCAGGGAAATTACTTTTCTTACGATCCATCAGGAATCCCCAGCAATAGTATTTGTGTTTGTTTCAAGGCTGATAGCCCCGGTAGTCTCGGCTAGAATCGCGTCTTCATCAGCAGTATAAAAGTGGGAATAAACGCCCCCAAATGTACCGCCTTCATTGCCCGAGCCATGCGGCAAGGTAGAAGGGTAGCTTGTACCTGTAAGACTTGACCCCAATCTACGCATGACCTTTAGCCCTTCTGTGGCAGCGGCTATAAGTCCTGGTGATATAGTGCCATTGTAATCTGGTGATACCTCGATAGCCATGTTCGCTATAAGGCCACGCAAAGCCCCTACAGGAACCGTTACGTCATCACCTAAGCTGCTGACCTCTGTATAGCCCAAGGAAACACCGGAGGCATCTAGGGATAGCATATAGTTGTTCATTGCAAAGATGAAATCTTGATATTCGTCCGGCTCTAAATCAGCCTCTGACGCTTGCACCAGTATTCTTTGTAGGGATGCTTTCGCAACTTGCGCTACGGTAGCCATTACTTTTTAACCGCCGTTTTACGTGTTCGTTTCCAGCCTAAAGCCTTGGCTTGTTCAACCGTAGCCTTACATTCATTCGTTGTAATCTTTGTGCCGCTTGGCTTTTTCCACTCGATCATAAAACCCCCTTAAAGCGGCCCCCTTGGTGGCGGGCCATTGTTGGATTATGGTGCGCCGTAGCCATGACCCGCGAAGAAGGGGTTAAGCACCGCATACGCTGGGCGGAAGTCAAACCGGCAAATCTGCTGGTTCTTATCGCCGTCCGCATACTTAGATACACGGAACTGCAAGCCATCCTCAGTAGTAGCAATGGTATCAGTGCTGTACAGCTTCTTGATCGGTACGGAACCAATCGAGAATGCCTGCTTATGCCAGAACAAGTTAGGCTGCAAAGTCGTGCTAGCAGCGCCACCAAGTGTAAGCACGTCGCCTGAGATCGGGGCAGAGTCAACAGTGTTAAACGCACCAGTCGCCTCATAGATGGCAGGGCCAGTAACAACTACATTACCAGTGCCAGTACCACTAAGGGTAACCGCTGTAGTTACAGTGCCTGAGAATAGGATATTAGCCCCAGTCTCATCAAGAATAGCCTGTCGAGTTGACAGGTTAAGGCGATTGCGACCAGTGACCGTGATCTTCTCACCAGCGCGAATTTGCAAGTTAGCTTGAAAGCCACTTACCGCGAAGGTTTGAGTCATTGAGTCTTTAGCCGTGGCATAGGTCACATCGGGGTTAGCCGACAAAGCACCAACACGGTCAGCACCAGTGTGCGTAGTGTAGCTCGCCAAGGTAGTAGCGGTCATTACAGCATCAAAGCCGGCAAAGTTCTCAGTAATAACAGCCTTTCGGTGCGCTTCTGAAATCATGCCACCAGCCGAACCACCGGCACCAAGGCTACGCTGATTGCTAGCAAGTTTGCGCTGAGTGTAAGGGTTAACAGTGTAATACCAAGGCATATCACCGGGAACACCGCTTGACTGTAAAGCCGCGCTTGCCTCTGCAATATCGTCCCAAGTATCAGCCGCTGTTCCAACCGTACCAGCGAGAAGGCTTGAGTTTTCCATCATGAAACTGGCAAAATCCAGCTCAAGATCGGTCTTAATGCGTGTAGCCATTGGTGCAAGCAATTGATCGAGTTGATCCATCTTAAGGGCTTCATCAGCTTCGTTGAAATCAACATCCACTGTGAAGTAATCCTGAACCGTACCCGTTGCCTTGCCAGTTACAATATCGCTGCGTGTTCCGCTGCTAATATCACCTGCGGACGTACGCTTGCTGACGTAATCAGTAGGCCGCTTAAAGTCTACGTTTGTGCCAGAATCAGGGCCAAACTTGCCCGTTAATAGCTGAGTGTCTACGTTCTTAGATAGAACTCGCTCACTGTCGAATTTTTCAAGGAATACCCGCGCTAATTTGCGGGTAAAGTTACTGTCGAAGTTATTAGCCATGATAAAAAACCTTTATTCATAAGTGGCTCCAGTTGGGCCACGTTCTATAGGAGGTGCGCCGCCTCCGCCTAATGTGTCAGCGGGAGGTGGAGCGTTACTTGTTCGTGATATTTCAGCAGCCTTTTGTTGTACAACGTTTGATATATAAACCGCGCCATGTGCAGGCGTCATACCTTGAATGGAGATTATCTCTTCTGGATTTTGAGCTAAGTACGCAGCTACCGCCGGCCCTGTCTCGCTTTCCATTATGAATGTCGCCAAATCCGCACCTACACCCCCATAAGAGGCTACGGTTTGCAATGACGTTGTAATCTCATTGTCAGTAATTCCGCTTGTTCGAGCACGTTCTAAAAATTTACCTTCACGTTCTACGGTTTGCTGCTGTGATAACTTGGCTTGGTCGGCTGCAATTGCGGCTTGACGCTCTGCATTTGATGTTTCTTGTGCGTCAAACGCCGCTGCTGACTTGATAGCATCATCACGCGATGCCATTTGCTCTTCGTAGTTATCATCGTATCTGTCCGGTAGCCCAGGGATCGAAGGTCTGCTAGCTGTGGGCAAACTTGCCTTAGCTTTCTCTAACTCCGCCTCAAGTCCGGCTGTTTTCCGGCGCTCCTCCATTAACTCGTAATGCTTTTTGTTAATCGCTTTGGTGTAGCCTTTTGGGTCAGTATCGACCTTGGTTACAACTTCGCTTTCGCCGGCATTGTCGTTAACGTCTTCGCCGTTCGTTGCTGGTGCTAATTCAGCCTCAGTTCCCTGAGTTTCAGCAGGTTCTGCTGTTTGTAGCTCTTCATCGCCCATGGTCTAACCCTTTTCAGTGTCGCGAAATCTGTCGCGTACAGTTTGAAATCATATTATAGCACGTGAGTACCGCCAAACTAGAACACCACCTCTGGTAATGTCTTGAGGAAAGCACCCGCCGCTGGGTGGATGTTCTCCGCTGCCCAGTCTGCACCTTGGTCGATATGCTGCGTAACAAATTCCGCTGGTGGTGAGTTACCGAGTATTTCCATTGCCTCGCCCACGTTTTGTAGTGATTCCATGCCAGCCTCTGACGGTGGAATGTAAGTCATCGCCTCGCCTGTGCTCTCCATAGCGCCCACAGCGTCATCTATGCCATAGCCTTGTGCGAGTGCGCCTACACCAGCTAAACCTTGTAAGGGCATACTAGCGAGCGCCGTGCCCACGGTTAACGCAGGCTCCCCGATTGATTCCTTAAACTTTGTCCACGCATCGCGCTTACCGGCTCGCCTTTGACTCCAGTCGCGGGCTGATCCTTGTATTGCTATTGCTTCTAGCGTTGCCGCTTGTGCGTCTTCTGGTGACATGGCAGCACCGAGTACAGCAGCGCCTCCTACGCCAGCCATCAGGTTTGAGCTGTCTTTCAAGGCTGGGTTAAAGTCTGCGTTTACTGAGCGAATGTTTTGCTCTTTTGTAACAAGCAATGACTGCTCTGGTCTAAAACTACCGTCTGGCATGGTTGTTGGTGGCTCGCCGACTATCGCGGAGTCAAACG